TAAATGTGTTTGTAACATTTGAACCATGGCTACTGTCAAAGCTTGCTCCGTTTCTTAAGTTTGCATCTATATCAAAGCTTGTTGGTATAGACCTGTTCATATCATCTTTTACTGAGTTCATTGCCTTAGTGAAGCCTTCTCCAAGACCTAAACTCATATTGGTTCCAATGCCTGCAAATACAGTAGAAGGGGATTGAATGCCAAGCACACCCTTTACGTTTGTTACTATGCCGCTTACAAACCCGCCGATTTTTTCCTTTATCCAACTCATCATGGATGCTATACCATCCCATAGCCCTATCACTATGTTTTTGCCAACTTCTACTATTGATACTGCTGCTTTTCCTATACCGACAATAACAGCCGATACAATTTGAGGTAATGCAGCGACAAGCTGCGGTATTGCTTTGATTAATCCAAATGCGAGTTGGACTATCATTTCAACACCCATACTGATTATTGCAGGCAGATTATTTGTAATAAAGTTAATGATAGTCGTAATTATTTGTGGCAGAGCTTCAATCAGGGTAGGTAGGGCATTAAGAAGTCCTTCGGAAAGTCCCTTTATGATAGCGAAAGCCGCTCCTAAAACCATATCCATATTCTCCATAAGACTTTGTACTATTGTTATTACAGCACTTACAGCTGCCGGAATTAATTCAGGTAAAGCGAGTCCCATACCTTCTACAAGAGATGTAATTAAAAGTACAGCTGTATCGATCAACAGAGGTAAGTTATTAATGAGTGTTTCAACAATTGTCATAACAGCATCAACAGCAGCCGGAATAAGCTCAGGAAGTAAGTTCAGTATTGTTTCAAATACCTGATTGAATAGTTCTGTGACTGTACTAAGAAGCACCGGGAGAATATCTCCAATAGCTGATATGATTGCATCCATTGCAGCAGGAAGTGCGGTTACAATATTCTCTATGACCGGCACTATGTTTTTTACAACTGCTTGAAATGCATCCACAAGATTATTAGTCAAATTTTTCATATCTGCATCGGCATTACCCAGTCCTGCTGTAAAGGAACCAAGGGCTGCCTGCATAAGTCCGATTGAGCCTGTTATTGTCTCAGTTGATTCCTTTGCAAAGTTGCCTGCATACTGCTGTGTATTTTCGAAGAACATCTGCATTGCAATTTCAGCCTTTTCCGCTTGTGTTGCTGATGCCCATGTAAAATCTAATCCTTTTGCAAGGGCATAGGCTTCAATATTTGTGGCGTTCATAGCAACACCTAAATTGTCCATCATGGTGAAGTTTCCTTTTGCAGCACCCGCAACGGAATCCAGTGCCGTTTGCATATCAATGCCCATAACGGATGCCATATCTGCAGCCCTTTGCATAGCTTTTTCAGTAAGTTCCAAACTCTTTTGTTGCTCTACTCCGGAACCTTGAAAAAGTGCGCCCATTTTATTGGCTGTTGCAAGATACTGACTTTGGGATACTCCCATGTTTTTGTAAGCTTCCTCACCGGTTTTTTGAACTGAAGTTGCATACTCTCCAAAGACTGCTTCAGAGCCTCCAAGGTTCTGTTCCAATTCACCAAACTGCTGAACAATTTCCTTGCCAAGCTTTATTGTTGCTGCTCCTGCAGCTACAGCCACAGAGCCCATAGCAGCACCAATACCTTTAAGTACACCGCCTAACTTTTCGAATTTACCGCCTGCGTTATCGGCAGATTTACCTGACCCTTCTAATTCATCTCCAAGTTTGTCAGCTTCCTTGGCAGACTCGTCAAGTTCCTTTTCCATATTATTAAGTTCTGCTTTTGCATTATTAAGTTGAATAGCCCAGTTCTGTGTTCTTCTGTCTGTTTCTCCAAAGGAGTCGGAAGCATTCTTCAAGGCAGCTTCAAGGGTGCTGATTTTATCCTTTTGTGCATCAATTTCCTTGTTAAGTACATTATTTCTTGCAGTAATTAACTGTATTGATTTGTCCTGTTTTTCAAACTGGGATGAAACTAAATTCATTTCAGAGCCAAGAACCTTGAAACTTTGGTTTATATCGCTTAATGCTTTCTTAAACTCTCGTTCGCCTTCAACACCAATCTTGAGTCCGAAATTGTCTGCCATGCTTTCACCTCCTTATTTTGAGCATAAAAAAGACACCCTTGTTTAAGAGTGTCAGAATAACTTTACTTAATTACTTATTTTAAAGTATTGAACATCACCAAAACCTTTTTCCTTTGACATATCTAACAACATTTTTGAAATGTTTAATTTTTGTTTAGAATTTAAACTGCCATAAAAAAGTGTTACTTCATCATTTGTTTGTCTTCCCTTTACTTTCCCCGAAAACAAATGACTAATATCATAAATATCGCTTTCCTTTATTTTATTTTCATCTAATAGCTTTTTTATTTCAGGGGGTTTATTTATATTGCGTCTATGTCTTTTACTCATATAGATTGTAGATAAATCATCAATAAATAACTTAGATTCTATAAATACGTCTTCTTCTAAAATTGGTTTACGTACACTATAATCTTCATAGTCATCTCCAACAATTAAAATAGTCGCACCCGGTTTAATCCAATCCTTTTTAATCGTTTCACTATATCTTCCAGGTGTAACATTTATTATAATATCGGCTGATTTTATAGCTTTCTCAATATTGTGAGTACAATCAAACTTAATTTTATTCACTTTTTCAAATGTAAAAAACGCATTATCGTCTTCTTTATTATTAGGATATTTGTAAGATATGTCCTTATGATAATTTCTTTTGAAAAAATCACTATAATTAGGAACCCATATTGCACCCCAGCCGTTAACTGTTATTCTTTTTATATTATTAAAGTGATATAGAATAAAAGCAATAATTAAATGAATATATTTGGTATTACTATCATATCCAAAAATTAAAATTTCTTCTGCATCCTTCCTTGCTAAATATTTAGCTAAAAGACTTACAAGTGCACCCTTTATTGAATATTCAACATACTTTTCATGTAAGCGTGATACTATATTAGCAGTTTTTCTATCTACAAAATTAATGCTAAATAATTTATCATTATATCCTAAAAGATTACTATCAACCCAAGATAATTTACTCCTATTTGATTTAAGGTATGAATTCTCTTTAAAAGTGGTTTTATGATTAGGATCAATCATTAACATTAATCTATCACAAGCTGTTTCTTCATAATATTCATCAATTCTTTTATCCATGTCATAATTGAAATTATTTATTAAAAAAGATCTTTCTACTATATTTATCATATCTTTAAATGAGACATTTTTAATCAAATCCTCATCCTCTAAACTGCGATATTCATAATAATTTTGATCAGCCACAATATCGTTTTGTATATATTCATCTTTATCTAAATTTTCGCATTGTTCATCAATAAAATCAAACAACTCTAATCTTCCAATTAATTTTTTATTATATGGCTTAATTTTATTTATAACATCTTCTACAAAATACTCGTTACATTCTTCATGTAAATTTTCTTCTATATCGAGAAAAGAGTCGTATTCAATATTTGAAACATAAATATTTCCATTAATTCTAAGTTTATCAGATTCAGGGTAGTATTTAATTGACCATTCGCTTTCATCTAAGTAAGAATCCATTAATACATATTCTAAACAATTGTCAAATGGTTTTTTACATGAAATGACTTGACCTATTTCAGGTAATCGTGCATACCTTGCCCACGGTAGATAATACTTGTTTCTTTCAGCATCAACAAAAATTAAATAGTCAGTAAAATCATCGATTGAATACCCAATAAGATCTAAATTTCTTCCCATAAATTTATCTCCTGTGTACTGTTTTTATATTTATTATACATGAAAATTTTAAATAATACAATTTATTCCATAAAACCTTCTAATATCCCGTTGGTATGATATCATCAATAGATATCTCAACCTTAGGTTTAGCCATACCAATAAACTGTTTGTGTATCTCCCATTGATCTAAAAGATCTCCTATTGCCATAAGCCACACATCTTCTTCATTTCTGCCAAGCTGCGTAACACCATAATAAATAAGTCGAGTAAACAACTCTTCATCGCTTACTCGACTAACTCGTTTTTTGATTCAGTTTCCTCTGACTCTACATATCTTTTCGTTCCCTTAAACATAGCCTCAATAATTGCTTCTTTATAGGTAGAAAGTTCAAGTGGGGAAGTCAAAAGTTCAACATCCTCTTCCTTGAGAGGTTCTTTCTTGTCATCCTTGTTTTGCAGGTTATGAATTAATACACTTTGGTTTGCAAGAAGAGTGATAAGCCATACAATCTCATCCAGAGCCATTTCAAAGTTCTCTGATTTCATAAGCTTTTCACCAAGATTTTCAAGACCGCCATACCTCTTAGCTATTTCTTTAGTTGCTCTCGTAGTAAGAATAAGTTTGTATTCGTTTCTACCTATAATAATCTTGCTACTTCTTTCATCATCCATCTATTGCCTCCTATGGTACTACTGTAAATTCAGGCTCATAAACCTCAGCAAACCAGCCGGTTATTGTTGCTGCTAAAACTCCTGTATCATCCTCATTCACTTCTGATTTCCATGGATGATTGCCATTTGCATCAGCTTTGTTTCTCCTCATTACAGTTCCTTCTATTGTAGGGGTCTGGAATGTTATGCTGTCACCCTTGGTTTGAAGGTTTGTTGAAGGTATTCCAAACTTCACCTTATAAAGCCAGAAATATCTGTACTTTCCGTTAGCCTTCTTTGCCCTGAAACCTATTGCTACAGGTGTTCCACCATCTTCGCTTGTTGATATAAGCACTTTATTGTCGTCTATCTTAGCACCTGTCAAATCACCTGCTGCTGTTGAACCTAAATCGTCTATTCCAAGTGATAAAGTTCCATTTTTAAATTCCTTTACAACCACAGCGGCTCCATCATCTGCATAAAGAATCGCTTCTGCAAGCTCAATGGAAATGTCAGCATTAATAGCCTTTGCAAGCTTCACCGGTGCTGCATAGGTTTCTGTGCCATCTGTGCCTTCTGTTATTTTTGAATAATATAAATTATCTAACCCTATTGTTGCCATAATTATTCCTCCTGATCAAAATTGTTAAGGCGAGCGAACTCACCAAAATAATAAACGGCCGCCTTGTTATATGCAACCGCTGCATCTTTTGCTGTGTAGAAGCGTCCAAGTGCGTATCGTTTTCGATTATGAGTGATGTAGGCCTGGTATTTGCCTCTGTCTACAACATAACTCACACCTTTATAACCGCTTGTATTGCAATCCCGGATACTTTGATTAGCTGAGTTCTGTTGCTTCGAACATTTGCGAAGATTGAGCCTTCGATAATCGCGAGTATCACCATTAATGTGGTCAACGATTTCTGTATCAGTCGCTCCCAGCAGTAGTCTATGAAGGTACTCCCTTTTTCCTCCATTAAAGCATTGTGTATAGCCGTATTTGTTAACATTCCAGAGACGAGACTTTACTAAGATTTCATCACAAACATCAAATATGAATGACCTGCCTGATGATACGAAACATCGAATAACGCCATCTTTTAGTATGTAAGTATTTGATATTTTTTTAGCCATTGTCATCGCCACATGATAAATCATATTCTTTTGCTACATCCACGCACCAATGGTGATATCCGGTATCATCCTCATAACCAATATACCGGCGGTCAGTTATAGTAAAATCTGCACCTAAAAGAGTGCGTACAATTATGTTTTTTATCTTTATATAATTTCCTTTTGTAAACAAGGATAGCCTTGCCTCCTGTATCTCATATCCAGGTTCATTATCTCCATGAACTTCAAAGAGTTCAGTTAGGGGAGTAATAACAAGATACAAGTCAGGAGGAACGTCTGAAAACAAACCAGTCTCAATGGGGAGCAGGGGTAGAAGTAGAGTATTAAGTTCTTCCAACAAGTTCATATACTTTCCACCTCTTTCTCTAATTTCTGTTTCATGGCTTCGATACACGCTTTTCTTGAAGCTGATTTGGCAGGTTTTAAGAATGGTTTAGGTGGCTGACCGCTTTTACCGTATTCAAGTACACCGGCAATCATAGCGTTACTTTTACCATCCGAACGAGGCTCAGAAAAGCCTACCTTCACATTGAAATTGCCGTCCTTATCCATTAGAGCGGGAGAGACACCTAAAGTTTTAATAAGCTCTCCGGTAGAGCGGCTTTCTTCCTGTGTATCTCGACCGATAATAGATTGAAGATTAGATTTAACCTTTGCTTCTACAACTTGACCACCGGCTTCAAGCACACGCGGTATTATTTCATCAGTCTTTTCACCAAGCTTAGATATTTTCAGCAGAAAGTCCTCAGGCAATTTCATAGTTGCTTTAGCCACTTGGCTTCACCTCCTTGGCAAGTACCTCAAGGTACATTCCACGACCTTTTACATTTTCAACTGATGTAATCTCAAATCGATCACCATCGCATACAAGGACCATAGAAGTTGTCACTGTGATTTCAGGAATAAAGCGGAAACGAAAGAGGTCGGTGGCTTCAGAGAACGTTGCTCTGTTAGCCCATTTCTCGTTGCCATGCCGACCTTCTCGGTATGCTCTTACTGATGCAAGAACATTGTCCCTTTCCGTTGAAAAACCATCACTGTCCTTTATAGTTGTTTTCTCTATAATATCAATGAAAGTATTCATTTTCCCAAAACTCATAAGTTACACCTTCCAATCCCTGTCAAGTCTTAATAACATGTTAACTGTATTCCACACCTGTTGTCCAGCCTGCACATTATCGGAGAAAAAGCCTCCGGTGCTGCCATCCCTTGATTCATAGAAGTGGGAAGAGAGCATGATAATTGCTTGCTCTGTAGTTGGAGGCATCTGGTTATTAGTATAGAAATCCTCAGTAAGATGTTGGTAGCTTTCTGCATACTTTGTTGCGGTGGTAATGTACATCTGAAGAAGTTCATCATCCGCACTGTGCTCAAGAATAAGGTTAGCTTTGACTTTTTCTAATAGTGTAATAATAACCACCGCCTTTCATTAGTTTTCTATAACGACCATATAAGTACTTTCTCCATAGCCGGAAGACCACAAAGTGAACATTTTCGGTGTATCCACGATTTCATCGCACTTAAGCCACATCAATATATCACCAGCAGAACCACCGAAAGCGGCAGCTTCGGTAACATCAGCGGCTGTAAGTTGATAACCATTGTATTTTACTGCTGTAATATCAGGTAGCCCTGTTGTAATATTCATGCCAATCCACTTGTGTGTACCTTGTGCCGGATTGGAACTGGGGAATACTACAAGTTCATCAACGTCTACAGACACAGCAATAATGTCATCTTTAATAGATATATCTGTAACCTTGCTTTGATTTGCAATAAGTTCTTCACCGGATGGTGTTGAAATTTTTGCAACAGACACATTCCAGTCATCAGGTACCATATATCCTGAATCTTTAAGTTTAAGAAGAAGTTCATTAAAATTATCCTTTAAACCTGCTACAGTAGTTGCAGTGCTTGCAGCTTGGTTTTTAGCTGCAGGAAGCCCCGTTACTGAGGCTCCTTTCTTAATTTCAAGAGTACCGCCAATGACGGTTTTTTCTCCACCTTGTTCAGTATAGTTCTTAGTTGAATAACTCATAAGAGACCTCCATTACGCCTTCTGTTGAAGTACTTTAATAGCTTCAGGCAGAATCAGTTTTCCATCCACACGTTGAGTAGCTACAAAGCCTACTTGACCTGTTACAGCATAAAGCTCATTTAACCTCTTAAACACACGCCCTTGACGGTCTGCAACCCAGTAATAGCTGAAATCACCAAAGGCTATGGTCTTTGCTGCAGCTGCAATAGCAGGCACATAGGAAGATGTATACAACGGACGGTTTAAGATAGTATCGGGTGTTCCAGCTTGTATTGATGGCTGCCATAGGTACTGGCCTTGACCATCTTTTAGTTTACGAATTGCTTTTACTGTTACATCATTCATAACGAATACAGCTTTATTACGATAAGGTGCTTTTAAGGAATAAAATAAATCAAGCACTTCATCAAGAGTAATAGCAGTAGCACCTGCTGTTGTTACACCAAGCTGTGCGCCTCCTGTGGCTGCAAATATTCCTGTTGGTTTACCAGAACCATCACCAGTGAAGAATGCTTCTTCTTCCTTGTTGCCAATACGTCTTGCAAACTCTTTAGAGATATAGGCTTCCAAATTAAACACACTATCGTTTAATAGTTCTTCAGAAACCTTGATTAAAGTACCAAGCTTATAGGCTCCAATTGACACTTGACCAAAGCTATCATCTGCTTCAGGAATTGCACCTTCCTCATCAATCCATGATGCAGTTCCTTTTGATGCCACAACAGGTATCTTGCGGTCACCTGAAGATGTTGTAATGACATTAGCCAATGTACGGAAGATATTTTCTTCTTCAAGTGCTTCTATAAGAGTTCTCTCAAACTCATCAGGTACTAAATATCCACCTTCAGTGTCTGTACCAACTTGTAGAGCATTTCTTATGGTGGGGTCGAGACCTTCACCGGCACGAGTACGCATTGCATTCCAGAATGCTTTTTTGTATTCGTCAGAGGCTCTTCCAGTTTTATTGTCCAGTTTTTGATTTGCAGGTTTACCTGTCAGTGGGTTTGCCATAGGAGCATTAAGTTCAGCATCTAATATGGCCTGTTTTTCCAAACGATCAATTTCCTTGCCAAGAGCAATTACATTGGCTTCCATTTTGTCATATGTTGCTTCGTCTTCAGTGGAGATAAGTCCGTCTGTGCCACGTTTTGTATCTAAGAACGCTTTAGCAGCGTCCCATGCTTTTGCACGTTTCTCGCGCAGTTCTAAAATTCTATTCATAATTTTTTCCTCCTATTAATGAATGATGTTGTTGAGCCGCTTTTCCAGTGAGTCAGCGGTTGTACTTTTTTTGGTATCTTTAGGACACATTTTGCTAAGCAGTGAATTTGTGACAGTCCTGCGGCTAAATGCGTATGTGAAATCATCTTGTTGGACACGTTTTTTCTCATCCTCCAAAATGTCATCTGCAAAGCCAAGTTCAATTGCCTTGTTTGCATTAAGCCAAGTTTCTGCATCCATAAGATGTGAAAGCTTGGTCCTTGATAAGCCGGTCTTTATCTCATAAGCATTGATGATGCTTTCTTTTACCTCTGATAGCATTGAGATGGCTTTTTGCATTTCTTCACTATCACCGATGGCTACTGTCAAAGGGTTATGAACCATCATCAGTGCAGTAGGTGCCATAAATACAGTCGTTCCTGCCATAGCGATTACTGAAGCCGCAGAAGCTGCAATACCGTCAATTTTTATAGTTACTTTGCCTTTGTAGTCCATGAGCATGGTGTAAATCTGGCTGGCTGCAATACAATCGCCACCAGGTGAATTAAGCCATATAACAATGTCACCTTCACCGGCATTTAAGTCTGCTTTAAATGCATGTGGGGTGACATCGTCATCAAACCATGACTCCTCGGCAATTACGCCATCGAGGTAGAGCGTTCGGGTGTCGGATTTTTCATCCTTGACCCAGTTCCAGAATTTCTTCATTTGGTTTCCTCTCTTTCTGTAGTTTTTGCGAATAAACCTGCATCCTGTAATTTTGTCATTGCTCCATTAATGAGATAGATATCCCCTCCAAGTTCAACAGGTATTCGGTCAAGATTCTCAAGCTCTCGTATATCATTAGCACTCATCCATCCATTCTGTCTTGCGGTTGCATAGCCACTCATACGACTTTCATAATCCCCGCGAAGAAGGCCATCAACATTAAACTTGATGAAGACAGTGGATTTTTCACTTTCCATAAGAAGTGAACGGAACATTGTTTGCTCCCATCTCACAACCCAAGGGTCAAGTGTGTATTTAACGAATTCTAATGACTGTTGCTCTATATTGGAGAAAGATGATTTCTCCAAGTCTGCTAACATATGGGGTGGAACTCTAAAAATACGGGCAATTTCGTTTATCTGAAACTTCCTTGTTTCAAGAAATTGTGCTTGTTCCGGAGAGATTCCTATGGGTTGATATTTCATACCTTCTTCAAGGACAGCAACCCTGTGTGAATTAGCTGAACCCTGATAAGCTGAGTTCCAACTTTCCTTTACTTTCTGTGGATCCTTGATTGTTCCAGGATGTTCAAGCACCCCACCTGGAGCTGCACCATTAGCAAAAAACTTAGCTCCGTATTCCTCAGTTGCCATGGCTAGACCTACTGCGTTTTTAGCCATAGCAATAGGGGAATAGCCCACCAATCCATCAAAACCTAATCCGGGTATATGAAGAACTTCCGATGGATCAAGATAGACTAGATTATCTTTTCCTAGAGTGGGTGAGTCCTCAATGCTTCTCTGGTACAAATAAAAAAGCCGGCCGTTTTTATCACGGTCGACTGTCATTTTATTTGGCATTAAAGGATAAAGAGCAATAACCTCTCCACGAGCATTTCTGATTATTTGCGCATAAGCATTGCCCCATAATAAAAGATGACTCATCAGCGTTTCACGGAAAGTGAATGAAGTCATCTCAGGGTTTGGTTCATCGTGGAGCAATTTATATAACGGATGCTTTAGGTATTTTTCTTTACCACCGTTATCGTTGTATTTGTAAACATGTAGGGGAAGACCTGCTAATGTTTCTGCTAGTATTCGTACACATGAATAGACCGCAGTCATCTGCATTGCTGTATGTTCATTAACAGGTTTTCCAGCAGTTGTTCCTCCGAAAAAGAAACTATAGCGACTTCCGCTTAGGCTATCTTTAGGCTTATCACGGGCCTTGAAAATTCCTTGCAATATACCCATAGACATCACTCTCCTTTAAATTGGGTATGAAAAAAACACCTATTTTAAAATAGATGCCTTGTTTTTTAGTAGTTAGTTTTTATAAAATAGAAACGTGTACTATAATTTATGTGTTAATATTATAAATTAAAATTTATCGTTTCAGTATAAATTAGTCATTTATTTCACTTGTCATCAATTTTCTTCTGGAAATTGCTTATGATTTCTTCTTCTCTTTTCTTATTTTCAAGGTATCCTAACAAAGTTTTTTCCTTATCTTTTACATATAAAGCAACCCAGACCAATGTTGCTGTAGGAATAAAATCAAATCCCGTTGAAAGTTCTTCTAATCCGCCTACAACAGCACCACCAAGGGCAACTTTCCAGCTTTTCTTGAACAAAGCAAAAATCAATATTGCACTTATTGGTCCCCAAAAAAAATCCGTTATTTCAGCAATGCCAGGAATCAAATATGATGTGCAACCAATTAAATCAATAAACAATGCTGCCACTAATTTCAATATTTTGTCTTGATTAAATTTCCGTAAAATTTCTTCTGTTGTCATTTACTGTAAACCCTCCTCTTCATCAGTATCTTTTGTATATTTACTACAGCGATAATGTTGTAGTTCATTAAAATTGAAATTTAAGTTTATTAGTCAACTTTAATCGATAATTAAAAGAAGTTTTTCAATATCATTAATAAAGCTTATTACACCCTCGTCTATTTGTTTAGTCAATTCATTTAGATTGTCAAAACCTGGGTTGTCTAATAATACTGCCACAACAATAGAAGCCATTCCTTTTTCATCTACAGTTAATTGATTACCACCAAGGTCTTGATTGCTAAATTTATCATGGTATTTGGACATAATAGTTCTGTTCTTGCCAGATAACCAAACCTCAAACTGCATTTTTTCATGAATAAAAGCAATTACATATTTCAAATCTCGTTGTTTCACTTGTGTAGTAGTTAGGGTAAAAAATGTTAAGTCTAAATATCCTTGATATAAATTTTTCTGAACTTCAAATTCTATATACTTTTCTTTAAAATGTTTCTGTAAGTCGATGATGTAATCAATTAAACTTTTATAAGATTTTCTTAAATTAGTTTCTTTTAACAACCTTCCATATTCATAAAGACTTTCATTAATAGGGTCCATATTCATCATTCTCCCATCAAAACCTTCTATATTCAAATTTTTCAGTATGATTACTGAACATAATTTTACTTATGCACAATTGTTATTATCTATTCCGTTGAAATAATAAAGGATCCTTCCTCACAAAAATGTACAATCTCCGCAAACTTACCCATATCAAACAAAACAGGATATACTAATAAAGGATCCTTTATTGCCTGATTAAGTATTTTTTGTCCAGCGACATTTATTTGCTTTGCTTCGAAATCACTTACTTCCCTATTACCAAGAAATGAACTTATAAAGTTTGCCGGTTTCCAGCCGTTATCATTTAAAAATAGCAACATTTTAGACCAAGATTCAGCATCAACTCGAATAGTCCAATCTTCTCTTATAAACAATTTATAATTTTTCAAGAATACACTCTCCCAAACTTATTAAGTTGTATGCCTATAATTATATACTAATTACAGAATTTTACAATATTATAATTCCTCTCTCATCATAAACACTTCCACCGGTGTTGCCTCCATTCCTTATCGCTCTATCAAGAGCCATAATCGTAGCAACAGCACCATCTATTTTCTCGGTAGACTTTTCCTTGTCTGCTTTTATATTTCCAGCAGGGTCCGTACGGATGTAGATATTATCCATCATCCAACGAAGTACAGGGTGACCGCCATGAGCTAACTTTTCTTCCAATGTTAATTTCATTAATTCTTTAGTAGGAGGACTCATATCCTTAAACCCTTGACCGAATGGTACAACAGTAAAGCCAAGATTTTCAAGATTCTGGGTCATTTGTACTGCACCCCAGCGGTCAAAAGCAATCTCTCTTATATTGTATTTCATACCTAATTCCTCAATAAAGGATTCTATATAAGCGTAATGCACAACGGTACCTTCAGTAGTTTTAATAAATCCTTGTCTTTCCCATAAATCATAATTAACATGGTCCCTTTTAACACGTAGATCAATATTGTCTTCTGGTATCCAGAAGTAGGGGAGAATACTATATTTATCATCCTCATCCAATGGGGGAAAGACCAGCACGAAAGCTGTAATATCAGTAGAAGAGGAGAGGTCAAGTCCGCCATAACAAACTCTGCCTTTTAATTCTTCAGGGTCAACACTAAATGCACAAGTATCCCATTTATCCATAGGCATCCAGCGTACAGCCTGCTTAACCCATTGATTGAGTCTTAACTGCCTGAAGCTGTTTTCTTCAGAGGGGTTTTGCCGTGCTGATTCAAAGGCCGCCTTAACTTTATCCATAGTGACTGTGATTCCAAGTGACGGATTTGCCTTTTTCCATACTTTTGGATCACTCCAGTCATCCTCTAAAGCAGCTCCATAAATAACGGGGTAGAAGGTAGTGTCATGCTTTCTACCATTTATAATATCAAGTGCCTTCTGATGTACCTCCCAGCAGATGCTGTTCTGATTATCTCCTGCGGTGGTAATAAGAAAATACAGTGGCTGCATCCTTGCATCACCACTTCCTTTGGTCATAACATCATAAAGTTTTCTGTTTGGTTGTGTATGAAGCTCATCAAAAACTACCCCATGGGTATTGAAACCATGCTTATTGCTTACATCGGCAGACAGTACTTGATAAATACTGCCTGTCGGCTGATAAATAAGCCGTTTAGTAGAGTCAAGGATTTTCACACGTTTTGCTAAGGCTGGACACATACGTACCATATCTGCCGCTACATTAAAAACGATAGATGCTTGATTTCTGTCTGCCGCACATCCATAAACCTCTGCACGTTCCTCATTATCTCCGCAGGTGAGCAACAGGGCAACAGCCGCCGCTAACTCACTTTTTCCCATCTTCTTCGGTATTTCCACATAGGCAGTATTAAACTGACGATAGCCATCTGGTTTTAGCGTTCCAAACACATCTCGAACAATCTGCTCCTGCCAGTCAATAAGTTCAAAGGGCTTTCCTGCCCATGTTCCTTTAGTGTGGCTTAGTGATTCTATAAAAGCTACCGCATAATCAGCGGCATCTTTATCATAGACTGAATCTTTAGCCATGAATTTTGTAGGCTTATATTTCTTCAGTTTTCTAATTTCTGCCGCCTCCTTTCCATAAGAAAAAGGACTATAATTGAATAGTCCTTTGATGAGATTTATATTTTCTTGTTAGTTTTCTTTGTTGAATTTTCCAGTCATAATAAAGCGGATGTATTCTGATTTATGCTCTTCCAGAAAATCTACTAACTCATAGAAGTTACTATGAAAGGCTTCATACTGAACTCTATTTATATCAAACATATTTGTAACTCCGCTGTCCCTAATAGTCATTATCTGCTCTTTAATATTTTCATACATATTTTTCAATCCTTTTATTATTCGATTATTTTTTGCAGATATCTTCTCCATAAGCTACACCAAGGGAACTTCCTGAGTCCCACTTTACATGAATGGTTCCTATATCATCTACAAGTACAACAGAACCTTTAACACCAGATTTAAGCTTGGTATAGGGGTCATCCATTTTTATAAGGATGACCCTTGTTCCGGTAGGGTAATTATCTCTAAGCTCTTTAAGTTTCTTAGGGTGTATTTCTTTCATTGTTTTTGGTCCTCCTCATTGGCTGACAGCCTATTTCTAAATGCAGAGCTACCTGTTAGTCTACTAAGAAGAATCTTGCGTTCATTTTTAAACTCTGAACCTATAAATCCAAGTCTTAATAAGAAGCAGCGAAAGGCATACTTTTCATTTTCTACTGGCTTTTCGGTAGCAATAATCCTTTGCTGTTTGTTTGCCATTTCGCAGAGTTTAGTGATGAAGATGGTATATGCTTTTATATCTTCAGCATCTGGCATTCCTTGAAACCATGGGAAACTGATGCGCTCCTCATCTTTTTCAATCGGGAGTGAATCCACATTCAAAGCCCTTTTAATCAGGCTTCCTTTTGCTTCAATTAGTTTTACTAAATTTTCTAGTCCTGCATCTGTGAAGTAAGTTCTTGGCATCTGAATGACTAGGTTGGCTTCTTCAATTTGGATTTCGGCTTCAAACCCAGCTTCACTCAATCGTTCAATGAGTAGCTCGACTTCATCAATGTTAGCTTGGTCATTAAAGGTTAGCTCACCATTCCTGCCGATGGTGAAGGACCCCACCTGGTACGCACATGAAGGAACACCAAGATATTTAGCTGGGATTTCTGTGATTTCGCTGATTTTATCCACCAGCGCTTTACGTTCTTTACTGCTTACATTGTAATTGATTTTCATAGATAGACCTCCTTTTTTGGTACTACATATATCACTCTAAACGATGTAAATAGCAAGTCTATCTTTGAATAATTGTGTTATTATTTTTCATGAAGGTCTTTATACTTATGTTCAATTCCATCTCGAAATAAAATTACTCCATCCGTATTTCCAACTTGCTCAATATAGCGATTTACAATAACATCACAATATTTTTCATCCAGCTCAATTGTATGGCAAATCCTATCTGTTTGTTCACAGGCAATAAGTGTACTTCCTGAACCTCCAAAGGGATCAAGGACGATACAATTAGTTAAGCTTGAATTTAAAATAGGGTAAGCTACAAGTGCTACCGGCTTCATAGTTGGATGGTCTTTATTCTTCTTAGGCTTTTCAAACTCCCAGATGGTAGTCTGTTTTCTATCTGAATACCAGTTGTGTTTACCGGACTTCTTCCACCCAAAGAGCACAGGCTCATGTTGCCATTGGTATGGGGACCTTCCTAAAACCAAGGATTGTTTTTTCCAAATGCAAGTTCCTGAAAGATAAAAGCCTGCATCAGAGAAGGCCTTACGAAAGTTTAAGCCTTCTGTATCTGCATGGAATACATAAATAGAAGCATCCTTTGCCATCACACTTTCAGCATTTTTAAAAGCTGAAAGCAGGAAGTCATAGAATGCTTCATTACCCATATTATCATTTTTAATTTTACCGGCATTTCCTTCATAATTCACATTGTATGGAGGGTCTGTAACCGTTAGATTTGCTTGCTTACCATCCATTAACTCTTTATAGGTTTCAGCTTTGGTGGAGTCACCACAGACTAATCTATGTTTTCCTAATATCCATAAGTCGCCTAGCTTTGAAACAGCAGGCTTTTTAAGTTCTTCATCTACATCAAAATTATCATCTTTAATATTGTCTTTAAGGGAGTCCTTAAATAAATCATCTAATTCAAAGGCATCAAATCCGGTAAGGGATACATCAAAATCTGAGCCTTGTAAATCTGATATTAAAAGAATTAATTTATCATTATCCCAATCACCACTTACCTTATTAAGGGCAATGTTTAAAGCTTTTTCATTTTCCAAATCCATATCCACAACAACACAGTCAATTTCCGTCTGCCCAAGTTCAACTAAAACCTTATATCTTTGATGACCGCCGATGATATTTCCAGTCCTTTTATTCCAAAGAACGGGTTCAACATAGCCAAAGGTCTGAATGGATTGTTTTAGTTTCTCATATTCAGAATCACCTGGCTTTAAGTCTTTCCTTGGATTATATTCAGCAGGGTTAAGCTTATCAATTTTAATTTTTTCCATCTGCATATTTTTCTACCACCTTTTTCAATTCTTTATATTTATCAACATCCTCCCAAGGAAAGAGAAAACTATTAAAATGACCATAAGTGGCTGTATCGGAATAATGTATATTTCTGAGTCTTAGCTTTTCTATGATTGCAGCAGGTTTTAAATTAAATACTTCTTCTGCTGCAAGGGTTAGTACTTCGTCTGGTACAATGCCTGTTCCAAATGTGTTTATTGAAAAAGCCACAGGATTAGCTTTACCTATAGCGTAAGATATAGAAACTTCACATCTATCAGCCAGATTCAACCATACAATATGTTTCGCTATATATCTGGTCATATAGGCACCGCTTCTGTCAACCTTAGTAGGATCCTTGCCACAAAGTGCACCACCTCCATGGGAAGCAAGACCACCATAGGTATCAACCATTATCTTTCTGCCGGTTAAGCCTGTGTCAGCAGTAGGACCTCCAATAACAAATCTTCCAGATGGATTAATAAGGATTTCCGTATTATCATCAAAAGGAAAGTCCTCAAAAACAGGGTAGAGGACATTGTTTAAAATATCTGCCTTTAGTTCTTCTTGAGTTTTGTCCTTATGATGCTGAATTGATACTATAATTGTTTTAACTCTTACTGGTTTATCCCCATCATATTCAACAGTAACCTGTGCTTTTCCATCGGGGAAGATTCCTTTAATTAATCTATTCTTCCTTGCTTCATCTAGTCTTTTTACAATCCTATGGGAAAGAACAAGGGGGAGGGGAAGCATCTCTTTGGTTTCATTTGTTGCATAGCCATACATTGTGCCTTGATCCCCAGCACCAATTAATCCGTAAGGGTCGGTGTTTCCGTTTCTCGCTTCAATAGCAGTATCTACTCCGGCAGCAATATCAGTACTTTGACGATTTACAAATACATAGATTAAGAACTTGTTGGGGTTATATCCAACATCTTCTAAAACCCTTTTTACTATATATCTAATATTAATTTTTTCGCTACAGGTGATTTCACCCGCTACGATGATTTTTCCTTTAGTAGCCATTACTTCACAGGCAACACGAGATGCCTTATCTTTTCTAAAACATGCATCTAGGATACTGTCAGCTATTAAATCACATAGTTTATCAGGATGCCCCTTGCAGACACTTTCAGCTGTTAAATATCTTCTCATTTCATTCCTCCAATTTTTATTTACCTTTGCGGGCTGTCAGAAGGCGTTCCATTACATCATCCTGGGGATTTATGCCTTTGTACTCACCTACAGAGTTTTCTTTTACGATTTGAAATATTTCTGTCCATAGCCTGTTAGTTTGTGCCATGTAGTTTTGTCCCATTGCTACATAAGGACTTTGAATAGCATTTCCGGTTGTAGGATGCTTTGCCAGAAATCCATATTCGGTTACAGCTTCCTCGCATTGAATCCATCGGGCCACACTCATAGAATAGCGTTCAAGAAGTTGAGGGGAGACTAGGGTAGAGCAGCCTCTTTCGTTTAGCCACTTCCATGTGTTTTTAAATATTTCTCCAGCAACTAGAGCCTTACCATCTTTTTGTATAGCTTCAAGCATTTTATTTGGTTCTGGCATTTCCTGACCTTCCAGATTTGCTGTATTATTAAATTCCATAACAGTAAGCTTTCTTCCTCCGGGATTGCCATCGGTGATCTTATCAGCCAGGGGTTTCTTTTTAGCACCAGCTCCTACACGAGCACCACCTCGGTTTGTACCGTCTTTTGCCATATGTTCACCTCACTTCATTGGGTTGGGGCTATTCCCTTGTTTGAAATCGCATTTTTTCACACGAGGCCCCACGCCGCTGTCCATTTTAAAAAGTTTCAGAGATTTTACCGCCCCCACCGGTCACCATCTCTTGCAGTTATAGATGAGTGACAGGACTTACAAAGAGACATTAAGTTCTCTTGGTTGTTGCTACCACCTTTTGATAGGGGAAGGATGTGGTGTACTTCTTCTGCAGGGGTAAGCCTTCCTTCTTTTTCGCACTCCTCACAAATAGGGTGGGCTTTAATGTACCTATCTCTTATTCGTTTCCAAGCCCGACCGTATCGTTTGTTGGAATCAGAGTCACGTTCATATTGGTTATAATGTTTATTCATTAACTTCTTATGTTCGGCACAGTATTGCTCGCTTGAAGCAAGCCGACTGCATCCGGGATAAGCACAGGGACGTCTTGGTTTATATGGCATTAAGTCACCTCCTTTTGGGCATAGAAAAACCCCAAAGAATTGCTCCTTGGGGTGCAACATTTTATTAATGAAACAGATAAATATAATTAAATTTCAATTTTATAAGTTATTCCGCCTGAAAAGCCTATATATCCTTTATCTAACATGATGTTCTTAACTTTAACTCCTTCAGGAATTATTTCCACCAAATTGTTTTCTTTATATGCTG